TTATACCTGGAATTATACAAATTTATTTAAATGGTATTTTACAACCAATTTATAGTTCAGATTCTTATGAATCAATAGTAGCATATATGAACCCTTAAAATTTAATTATGTTAGTAAGATTATTTGACATTCAGAATAGCAAAGTAATTCCATCAGAGCATTGCTATGCTCTACCTTTTTTAAATGCTATTATGGAGAATTATCCTGATACTTATTTAAAAATTTATCAGTATATATTTTACATGAGTTGTCCTAATCCAGATATGAATCCTTTTTTTAATTTACCAGAACATGAAAAGGAAGATATTATTATTGAGGAAATTCAATTAGAAGATTCACCAGAAGACCCTAAGATAAGGTATGCATTAGACATGTGCTATAAGTTATATGAAACACCTACTTTTAGAGCCTACAAAGGAATTAAATCAATGCTTGATAGATTGGCTAAATACATGGAAGTAACAGCTATTGAGCATGGTAGAGATGGTAACATAAATTCTATGGTAAATGCTGCATCTAAATTTGAGCAAATTAGACAATCATACAAAGGTGCATTTGTTGATATGAAACAAGAACAAGAAAGTTCTGTACGCGGAGGAGCTGGATTAGCTTATGACCAAATATAATGCAAGAAAAAAAAGATAATTGGTTTTTCTGTTATTGGGATGAACCTGAACTTATTGAAAAAAAAGAAAATAATAAAACCATTAAAATTAACAAAGATGACACAACAAGTAATACCAGTAGGAAAGAAGTTATTGATCAAGCAAAAAAAAGCTGATGCATTTTTTAAAAATACAAATATCATTATACCTGAAGCTGCTCAAAAAGTAGAAAATAAAGGTACTGTAGTTGCAGTTGGTGAAGGAATTACTGAAATTAAAATAGGTGATGTAGTTCAATATAGTGAACATTGTTTACCTACATCTATGATGCATGATGATGAAGAACATTTACTGATCCATGAAGGTGATGTATTTGCAAAATTTAAGTATGTATAAATCCATACCTACATATCAAAATGGGTCTTGGACAACTACAGAATTTAAAACTAGAGAAAGTTTTATAGATTATGCTTTAAGTATATTTAGTGTCCCAGGTCATTATGAATTTAATGAGCTTTCATTTAAGTTTAATGAACAAGCTCAAATATTTAATGACCAGGGATTCTATTGTAATAAACCATTTAGATCTAAAGACTTTACTGAATATTGGGAAGACCAAAAAAATAAATGTAGAGAAGGAGTCATTTATAATGATAGCGGTAAAAGCTGGTATTTAACTAGAGATTATTATATGTGGTTAAACTTTCTACCAATCTTTGATAAAGAGGAAAAGAAATATGGTTTTGCTAAAGTCAGAGATGCACAGTATCATATGGCTTTATATGAATTGCTTGCAGAGTTACATTACAAACATTCAGCTATATTAAAGAAACGTCAGATAGCATCTTCATATTTTCATATGGGTAAAATTATAAATACCTATTGGTTTGAAGAGGGTAGTATCTGTAAGATTGGAGCATCACTTAAAGATTTTATAAATGATAAAGGTTCATGGAAATTTTTAGATGAATACAAAACATTTTTGAATGAGCATACTGCATGGTATAGACCAAGTAATCCAGAAAAAGTTTTATTATGGCAACAACAAATTGAAGTTAAAGTTGGTAATAGAAAAACAGCAAGAGGATTAAAATCAAAAATACAAGGGGGATCATTTGAAAAAAATGCAACTACAGGAGTAGGGGGACCATGTACTATCTTCTTTCATGAGGAAGCTGGTATTGCCCCAAAGATGTCTGAGACATATGAATACTTACGTCCTGCAATGTCATCAGGTATGATGACTACGGGTATGTTTATTGCTGCAGGTTCAGTGGGAGATTTAGAACAGTGTAATCCTTTGAAAGAAATGATTACTAATCCAGCAGCAAATGATATATATGCGGTTGAAACTGATCTTATTGATGCAGATGGTACAATAGGTATGGCCGGTTTATTTATTCCAGAACAATGGTCAATGCCACCATTCATAGATGACTATGGAAACTCTTTAGTAAAAGAAGCTGAAGTAGCAATACAAGAAGAAAGAGAAAGGTGGAAGAATGAATTAAATGGAGAACAATTCCAATTAAGAATATCTCAGAAGCCTTTAAATATTGCAGAAGCATTTGCATATAGAAAAGCATCTGTATTTCCACAAGGCATTCTTAGTAGACAACAAAAAAGAATTGAAGAGAAAGAATACCCTTATGAACTTATTGAACTTGATAGAGATGAGAAAGGTATCTTTGCAAAAAGAACCAGCAAACTTCCAATAAGTAGATTCCCTGTAGACAAGAAACAAGTGGATAAGACGGGTAGTATTGTTGTTTGGGAACGTCCTGTCAAAAGTCCTGAGTTTGGGGCTTATTATGCCTCTATTGACCCCGTATCAGAAGGTAAGACAACTACTTCTGATTCCCTATGTAGTATCTTTGTATATAAGAATGCAACAGAGGTTACAAGAACCATGATATCAGGAGATGTAGAACAATTCTTAGAGAAAGATAAAATTGTAGCATCATGGTGTGGTAGATTTGATGATATAAATAAAACACATGAAAGACTAGAGTTAATTATAGAATGGTACAATGCCTGGACTATAGTTGAAAATAACATATCTTTGTTTATACAGCATATGATTGCTAGAAAGAAACAAAGATATTTAGTACCTAAACAACAAATATTATTTCTAAAAGATCTTGGTTCAAACAATAGTGTTTACCAAGAATATGGATGGAAGAATACCGGTACATTATTTAAAAGTCATTTGATATCATATGCAATTGAATTTTTAAGAGAAGTCATAGATGAAGAAACTGATGTTGGTGGAGTTGTAACAAATCAAACATTAGGTGTTGAAAGAATACCTGATGGAATGCTTATAAAAGAAATGCTTGCATATTATCCTGGACTTAACGTAGATAGACTTGTGGCATTTGGAGCATTAATTGCTTTTGTAAAAATACAGCAATCAAACAGAGGTTTTTCAAAAAGACGTGAATCAGAAGAAAAATCTTTGGTAAATCCAGAAAATTTGTATAAATTAAAGTATAGTCCGTTTAAGAATATTGGACGTGCTGGAAACAATGCTGGAAACACAATAAAAAGATCAGGCTTCAAAAATTATAAATAAATTAACTAAATTAAATTTAGAATGAAAGTACTTAATGCAATGCAGTTAAAGGCCGGTGCAAAAAAAGAGCAAGGACCTACCTTTTCTAGCTTAACACAACCTATTCAGTTTTTACCATATAGTGAAAAAACAGATGATTGGGCAGCGTGGAACTTAGATTGGTTAGAGCTCCAAGGTATTCAGTTTTTGAGACTTAATGCTAGAAGGCTTTTAAAAAATTATAAATTAGCTAAAGGAATTATAGATAAAACAGATTATATAGTTGAACCTGATAATGACTATAAAGATCTAATGGATGTTTTAACTAAAGAAAATGATTCAGCTTTAGAACTTAAATTTTACCCTATTATCCCAAATGTAATTAATGTATTAAGTGGGGAGTTTTCTAAAAGATACAATAAAGTACAATTTAGAGCGGTAGATGATAAGTCATACAATGAGATGCTTGAGCAAAAAAGAATGCAGGTTGAAGAATCATTACTTGCAGATGCATCAAGAAAGCTTGTAGAAAAAATGATCCAGATGGGAATGGATCCAGCTTCAGAAGAAGCACAGCAACAGCTTGCTCCACAAAACATTAAAACATTACCTGAAATTGAAGACTTCTTCAGTAAGTCATATAGAAGTTCTGTTGAAGAATGGGCTACTCACCAATTAAATGTTGATGAGGAAAGATTCAAAATGCAAGAGTTAGAAGAAAGAGCATTTAGAGATATGCTTATTGCTGATAGAGAATTTTGGCATTTCCGTATGTTAGAGGATGATTATGATATTGAATTATGGAATCCTGTTTTAACATTCTATCAAAAGTCTCCAGATCAAAGATATATTTCTGATTCAGCTTATGTTGGTAAAATTGACCTAATGACTGTATCTGATGTTGTAGATAAATATGGATATTTGATGAGTCAAGAACAATTGGAATCATTACAAAGAATTTATCCTGCAAGATCTGCTCAATATCAAGTTAATGGGTATCAAAATGATGGTGCTTATTATGATGCAACAAGATCACATGCATGGAATACTGATTCACCAGGTTTAGCCTATAGACAATATACAAGTAACTACATGGCAGATCCTGCTAGAGGTGGTGATATCTTAACTCAAATTTTAAGTCAAAGTGAAGATTTAGCTTATTATGGTGATAGCAACTTGATGAGAGTTTCTACAATTTATTGGAAGACTCAAAGAAAAGTGGGACATCTTACTAAGATAGAATTTGATGGAGAAGTTACTCAAGAGATAGTTGATGAAACATTTAAAGTAACTGAGAAAGCTGTTTATGATACATCAATATTTAAAAACAAAACCAAAGATACATTACTACAAGGAGAACATATTGATTGGATCTGGATTAATGAAATCTGGGGTGGTGTAAAAGTAGGACCAAATGTACCTGCAATGTGGAGAAGTTCAACTAGTAGTGAAATTAATCCTATGTATTTGGGTATTAATAGAACTAAGCCCGGTAGATTGCCATTTCAATTTAAAGGAAACAATTCTTTATATGGATGTAAGCTACCTGTAGAAGGTAGAGTATTCTCTGATAGAAATACTAGATCTACTTCTTTAGTAGATTTAATGAAAGCATATCAAGTTGGTTACAATATGGTTAACAATCAAATTGCTGATATCTTAATTGATGAATTAGGTACAGTTATTATGTTTGATCAAAATGCATTACCACGTCATTCTATGGGTGAAGATTGGGGTAAGAACAATTATGCTAAAGCATATGTAGCAATGAAAGATTTTCAAATGCTTCCTCTTGATACTTCAATCACTAATACAGAGAATGCCGTAAACTTCCAACACTACCAGACTCTAAACATGGAGCAAACTAGTAGATTGATGAGTAGAATACAATTAGCTAATTATTTCAAACAACAATGTTTTGATGCAATTGGAATCAATCCTCAAAGGTTAGGTGGTGCTGTATCAGCAGAAACAGCTACAGGTGTAGTTAATGCTATGCAACAATCATATGCTCAAACAGAAATTTATTTTGTTCAGCATTCAGATCAACTTATGCCTAGGATCCATCAAATGAGAACAGACTTAGCACAATACTATTACAGTACTAATCCTAGTGTAAGATTGAGTTATATCTCTACTGAAGCAGAAAAGGTGAACTTTACTATTAATGGTACAGATCTATTATTAAGAGATTTCAATGTATTTGCTACAACTAAAACAAATCATAGAGCTATTCTTGAACAGTTAAAACAAATGGCTTTAACTAATAATACAACAGGTGCTAGTATATTTGAACTTGGAAATATTGTTAAAGCAGATTCTATTTCTGAGGTAACTGATATCTTGAAAGATGCTGAAGCTAGAGTTACAGCTCAAAGACAAGAAGAAATGCAACAGCAACGTCAAATGCAAGAGCAACAATTACAAGCACAAGCACAAGACGCTCAAATGAAAGCACAAATGTTACAAGATGAAGCTGAGAAAGACAGACAGAATGATATTACTATTGCTGAAATTAGAGCTGCTGGATATGGTGCTGCTGTAGATATAAATAAAAATGAAGTAAGTGACTATCAAGATGCATTAAAAAATATTCAACAAACAACTCAATACAGAGAGCAAATGAATATGAAACGTGAAGAGATGGTATCTAAATCATCAACAGAAAGTCAAAAGCTTCAGGTTGAAAGAGAAAGAATAGCAGCTCAAACTCAGATAGCAAAAACTCAGTTAGATATAGCAAAAGAAAACAAAAACAAATATGATATGAAAAAATCAAAAGATAAATAATTTGTGTTAGCTATATACTGCAAGAAACTTTACAATTTTATCAAATATAATAAGTTTACTGTAGTGCAAACCAGATAAAGATTTATTATATTATGTATATAAAGTATTAATTATTAAACCAACAATAAGATGAGTACCAAAAACAACACAATGAATAGTAACGTAGAGACTTTAGATATTGATTTAGATACAATATTCAATGCAGCACCTAGTGGTGATGATATGACTTTGCCATCTGGAAAAGATACTAAAACTACAAACAACATTTTTTCAGGAATGAATAAGAAAGCAGATTTTTCATTTGCTGATCCTGATGCAGATGATGCAGATGATTTAACTAATACAGGTAAACCTGCAGCATCAAATAAAGATCTTCTTGCAGATGATGAAGAAGATGAAGAAATTGTACCTAAAGCAACTAAAGAAGAATCAAAAAGCATTCTTGATAGTTTAGGTGATGAGGAAGATGAAGAAGAGAAAAAAGAAACTAGAGGTAGAAAATCTATTTCTGGTATTTCTGATGTCTTTTCTAAAATGATTAAAGAAGATAAATTAGTTCCATTTGATGATGAAAAATCTTTTGATGAATATACTGCAAAAGATTGGGAAGAATTGATTGAAGCTAACTTAGAAGAAAGGGCAAATCAAGTAAGACGTGAAACACCTAAACAGTTTTTTGCTAGTTTACCTGAAGAATTACAAATTGCTGCAAGATATGTAGCAGATGGTGGTACTGACTTAAAAGGTTTGTTTTCAACTTTAGGTCAAGTAGAAGAAACTAAAGATTTAGATATTAAATCTGAAAGAGATCAGGAGACAATAATCAAAGAGTATTTAAATGCTACCGGTTATGGAACCTCTGATGAAATAGAAGAAGAGATTGAAATTTGGAAAGACTTAGGTAAGCTTGAACAACAAGCTGCTAAATTCAAACCAAAATTGGATAAGATGGCAGAACAAATTGTTATCAAAAAAGTGCAAGAGCAACAACTAAAACAGAAACAACAAGAGCAAGCATCTAAAGCTTATATGCAAAATGTATATGATACTTTAAAAGATGGTAACCTTGGAGATCTTAAAGTTGATAGAAAAACTCAAGCAATGTTGTATAACGGTTTAGTTCAACCAAGTTATCCTTCAGTAAGTGGTAGAAATACTAACTTGTTAGGACATCTATTAGAAAAGTATCAATTTGTAGAACCAAATTATTCATTGATATCAGAAGCACTATGGTTATTGCAAGATCCTCAAGGATATAAAGCAAAAATTATGGATAAGGGAGCTCAACAAAGTGTTGAACAAACAGTAAGAAAACTAAAAACAGAACAGGGAAATCACAGTTCAAGTTCTCTTGGTATTCAAGATAAAGATGAAGAAACAAGAAAACAACCAACTAAGAAGTTACCTAGAACCAACAACATTTTCAAACGGATTTAACAATCAAATATATAAACAATTAATAACTAAAAACAAGTAAAAATTATGGCAACTCCAGTATTAAATAATGGGATTTTCCTAAGAGACACTAGCTACAAAGCAAGTTCTCATGTTGATTCTTATCACTTGACTCAGATGCTAGGTTCAGCAGAACCTATGGATATGGGACCAGTTGATTTATGGGCAATGACTCAAAAAGTTGAAATGCCTCTTTATCAAATGGCATCATTTGGTGGAAAGAATACAATCATGGTGGACAATGCGCGTGGTGAGTACAAATGGCAAACGCCTATTGCGCAAGATCTTCCATACATTGTGGCAGACATTGAACCAGCTAATGCAGCTAAAGGTGTAGATGGAACAACATTTAAAATTAAAATTTCTAAAAGAACATTTGGACATGGTGATATTATCACTTATGACAAATACAATGGATTAGAGCTTTACATTACAGCTGATGATATTCTTCCTGCTGGTGACGGTTTTATCTATACTGTTCAATTAGTAAACAACAACAACGTAGCTAGCTTAGATAATAAGTATTTAGCTAAAGGTACTAAGTTCTTCAGAAAAGGTTCTGCAAGAGGTGAGTACGGAGAAAGATTCTCTGACATTGAAACAGGTTCTGGTTTCCGTGAGTTCTACAACTTTGTAGGAGGAGCTGAAGCACACGTACACTATTCTATTTCTAGCCGTGCTGATCTTATGATCAAAGGTGGTTTGAATGCAGATGGTACTGTACCTGTAACTGAAATCTGGAGAAACTTTGGAGCTAACAATGATCCAGCTGTACCTAGTATTGAAGGATTAATTGCTAACATGGGTAAAGCTGGTGCAAGAGAAGCATTTGAAAATGGTACTCTTACTAGAACATTTATCACAAACATGGAAGCTGCTCACTTATCAAAAATTGCTTCTGACATTGAAACTTACTTGATGTGGGGTAAAGGTGGTAGAATCAAACAAGATGGTCCAGATGATATTAGATTATCTGTGGGATTATGGGCGCAGTTGGATAACTCATTCAAAAGAGTTTACAACAAGTCTTCTTTCACACTTGATATGTTTAAATCTGAATTGTATAACTTCTACCAAGGTAAAGTTGAGTTCAAAGGTCCAGATCCACAAAGATCACTTGTTGTTCAAACAGGTATTGGTGGTATGCAATTGATCAACAAAGCTATTGCTGATGAAGTATATGGTTCTGGTCTAGTACAAAATGCTAGTGACATTGGAGCTGTTAAAGGTTCTGGAATGGATCTAGATTATGGATTTGCTTACACTTCATTTACTATTCCTTTCTTAGCTAATGTTAAGTTTGTATTGAACCCTGCGTTTGATAACTTGAATACTAATGATATTGAGAATCCATTAATTGATGGTCGTCCATTAAGTTCTTATAGCTTCATTATCTTTGACGTAACAGATGAAGGAAATGATAACATCCATTTATTGAAATTATCTTGGGATAATCAATTGAAATGGTTCTACCAAAATGGAACTATGGATTACATGGGAAGAACTCAAGGTTTTGCATCTACTGGTAACTTTAATGGATACCGTGTAATGATGTCACAAACTATGCCTGCTATCTGGGTTAAGGATCCAACTAAAGTCTTGAAAATTGTAATGAGAAACCCAATCACTGGCGGATCATTCTAATAATCAATAATTAAAAATGGGAGGCAGGGTAAAAGCTCCTCCCTTTTTTTTAATCTTTAAAACACAAATAAAATGGCACTAGATATAAAAAAAGCAAATAAAACATATGAGTTTTCAAATTCAAGTGTTTCTAAAATAGTTGCTTCAAAAGCTGTAGGTAAAGATATATTGATTAGAAATTATGCAGATAATGATGCTGCAAAAGCATCAGGACTAAGTAATGGAGATTTGTATCATACAGATGGAGTACTAAAAATTGTTTATGAAGCATAAGTCAAATAAACTATAGTAAGGGTAAAACCTTACTATAGAAATATTAATAATAATAAATTGTACATAATTATGTACTTTTGACAAATGAGAACAATTATTAAATTTTAACAAAAACCAAATTATGAATGATTACACAATTGTAGAAAAGTATCAGCAAACAAAAAATCAAACAATTGCTATACGCCCTTATTTTAACTCTTCAAAAGAGAACATGGGTTTAGAGCATTATGGATTAGCTTTGCATGATGGAGTATTTCATGAAGAAACATTAGCTTGTTTAGAAATGAATGGTGTTAAGCGTTATGTTACAGGACTAAATGAATTTGCTCCTGATGTAAAAATGTTACCCACAAAAGAAAAAGCAGCAAAGGTAAAAGAGATTAGAAAAGTTGTTGCTCAATTAGAAGCTGAATTAGCATCTAATGTTGTTGATATTGATGATAAAGAATTTTGGAATAAGCTTACAGTAATGAAGCCTGATAATTCAAAATTCTGGGATAAGATTAGTTTAAGATGTGGTAATGATCCTGTATTTTTAGATCCAGAAAAAGATCCTTATGACTTGATTAAATTACATGCTATTCATGCAGGTGGTTTTTCTATTGTTGCAAAATCATTAAGAGAAGCAAGAGAATCAGGTAATCCACCTAAGTTTTATCTTGATACAATGGAAGAAACATTAAGTACTAGAACAGAACTTAGTAAATTAAAAAATAAAGCATTGGTTGAATTACAAAAAATGTATGATACAAATGCTTCAAAATTAATGTATGTTGCTAAAATTTGTGATGCTGATAGTGTACAGTATATTAAAAGTACACCTAATGATATTCTTTATGAAAACATGGATGACTACATTCATGGTAATGGTGCTGAATCTTCTAAGAAAAGAGCAGCTGGACAATTCATAGAAGTATCTGGGTTATCAATGGAAGAATTAAAAATAAGAGCTTTGATTAAGGACGCTTTGTATTATAGATTTATTACTACTAAAGCTGGAGGTTGGATTGAACCAATTGATAGTGGAATTAGATTAGGTAAGTCACCATCTGAATGTTTGGAGTTTTTAAAGAATCCAGAGAATGAAGAAACATTGATGTCATTACTTAATAAAGTAGAGCCATACTGGAACTCATAAAACATAAAAAATGGATAATAACACACTCTTAATTAAATTAAAACAAAGGTTAAACAAACTAGATAGCCAAGACTATGATAACATAGAATGTTGGCAGTTTGTTGAAGCATTTAATAAAGTACAAGTAGACTGGTGTAGAAGAACTCTACATGGTGGAAATATGTATAAAGAAGGTGATGAATTATCTAAAAGAAGAATTGATGATTTACAACCCCTGTTGAGAGAACTATCTTTAACAGGAGTTGTATCTGATCAGTATTTTGAAACAAATAATTTTCCAGTAAATACTTATTTAGAATATAAAAGAGTAAGTACTAATGCAACAAGTGAATGTTGTCCGGATCCAAGATCAATGACTGTATATTTAGCTGAAGAAGCTAATGTTTCTCTTTTACTAAGAGATCCATTAAAGGACCCAAACTTTGAATGGGGAGAAACATTCTGTACAATGTTGGGTAACAAAATTAGAATCTATAGAAAACCAGATTTTAATATTGTAAACCCTGTATTAACTTACTATCAAAAACCAGTTTATATTCAAATACAAGGATGTGTTGATCCATATACAGGAGTAGTTAGTCCAACAAATATACCATGTCAATTTAAAGATGATGTTGTTGAAGTACTATTAGATGATACGGCTTCACTTATTGCAGGAGATATAGAGAATATGTATCAACAACAAAGGGGACAAGCAGCCGCTGAAAGAAATAATTAATTATGGAAAAATTAAGAACATTAAAAACAGCTAATCCCGAAATGCAAAGTGGTAGATCTTTAAAAAGACCCAACACTGAATTAGCACAAGAGACTGCGCAAGTAGTTACAGCTTTAATGAATGCAGCAACAAGTTTACATAAACTACATTTGCAAATTACTGGTGATGGTTCATATGCACAACATATAGCTTTAAATGAATTATATGATGTTATGCATGGTCACGCTGATACATTAGCTGAAGGATTTCAAGGAGCATCAGAAACATTATTAAAATATGAAAATGATGCACCTATAGTATTAAATAGTGTGAAAGAGGCAATTGTATATTTAAGAGAATTGACAGAAGAAGTAGTAGAATTACAATCAATTATGCCTTATTCAGAAATTGTAAACAACTTGGATCTTGTAAAAGATTCAATTAATTCAGCAAAATATAAATTAATTTTCTTATCATAATTGGAAATTAAATAATTTTGCTTATATTATATCTGTACACGTAGTACAAACTTATATATTTATTAACAAAAAAAACAAAAATTATGGCTTATTTTAATCACGCATTTTACAAAACGTTTGTTGCTACCTCAACTGAACCAGTTGCGGGTGTTGCAACTTCAGCATTAACTGCTGGTCAGCTAGGTTTAGTTACTGATGCATCATGGCAAACTATTGCTGTGTCAGGAGGTTCTTTACCAGCTAACTCATTAGCTTATCTTGTACAAGGTAGCTACTACACAAAAGATACCATTGGAAACAATCCAGGTAACGGAGGTTACAAGGAATCTGTTAAATCAAAAGGTATTAATCCTAAATTTATATCAAGAGCATGGGTAACTAATTGCCTATTGGCTGAACAAGCTACTGCATCTTTATCTTTAGGTCCTGATTGTGCACCTTGCGGAAAAACTCAATTTATGAGAATTGATGTTAAAGGTTCCCCAACATTACGTTTCTTAAATCACAATGCATATGCAATTGGTGATAGTGCAAACATTTGTTGTGTTGATGGACAGGAATTTTTAGATCCTACATTAGTTTCTGCTACTATGGCTCAGATGGTTCTTACAGATCCATTGATCAAACCATTTGTTGCTGAAGGTTCTATTAGTGGTGTAGCTGCTGCTACATTAGTTGGTGGTTCTGGATATTCTGTTGCTTCTGGTGTTGCTACTACTGGTGGTTCTGGATCAGGTTTTAAAGTTAATATTTTAACTGTATCAACTGGTGCTATTGCTACTTATAGTATTGCTGCTGTAGGTTCTGGATATGTTGTAGGTGATGTGTTAACTGTTGCCGGTGGTGGAGCTGATGCTACTTTAACTGTTTCTGCTATTACTGCAGGTGGTGTTGTAGTTACTGCTGTTACTGGTGCCGTAAGTGAGCAATCTGTATACAGTATTGATCAGGCTTTAGGTACAGCTGCTTCTGGAAATTATGTTCCTTCAGTTGATCCTAATGGTGCAACTAAAGTTAGTGCTTCAGTTAATTTTGTAGGAGCTTATGTTGATACTCAATTTGGTAACTGTTCATTTGATACTAGAGATCATTTTAATGCAGAGCCTGTAGTTATCATTGCTTCTATTCTTGATGAAACTGGAAATCCATGTAATGATTGTGGTGTTGCTACAAGCACTCCTGGTCAAATGCAACAAACTCAAGGTGAGCAAGTAGTTAGAGATTTAATCTTATCTGAAAGATACAGACAATCTCCATTCAATCAAGGAAATGCAGATAGTGCAAGAATCAGACAGATTGAGATGTCAGATGAAATCTTAGGTGCTGTTGATAGAGCTGCTACTTATAAAGCATACTATATCCAACATACTGTTCCAAGATTCAATAACCCTAGTGGTGTATTTGATAATGATCAATATGTTTACCAAGTATATGTTAAATGTTCAGATACTGCTGCTAACACTGCTGTATTAGCATTGGTTAACAAAGTAGTTGCTTTAGCAAATGCTGCTGGTAATAACATTGCATTAGAAACTAATTCTTACTGGTAATCAATACAGTTTGAAAAAGATTCTTTAAAAACTAGAGTAGGGGCCAAAAACTCCTACTCTTTTTTTTTCTTTTCTCTATTTTTTTTGTATATTATATATATAAAGTGCAATAAAACAAATATAACAATGGCTGACAAACACATTTTAAGTTTAGAAATACCCACAGTATCTAACTGTAATCTTTTATGCATTAAAGATACAAGTCAGTATTCATCAGAACTTGCTGTTGATTGTGAAGAATTATTAATTACACTTCCTGGATTTACAGTTCCTGTTTTAATTAAAGTTACAAAAGGTTTTGATATGTGCTTGACAGCATGTGCATTAGCAATACAGAATGTCAATTGTGGAACTATACAGCAAGAAATTCCTGATGGTATCTATGTTATTAGATATAGTGTTTCTCCTAATGCAAAAGTTTATGTTGAATATAATCATTTAAGAGTAACTAGATTAATGACAAAGTACTATGAAGTATTATGTGATTTAGATATTCAAGCATGTCAACCTGAAACATATAAACAACAATTGTTAGATGAGATGAGTTATATTAAAATCATGATTGATGCTGCTGTAGCTAATGTTGAATATTGTCAATCTCCAGCTCAAGGTATGCAATTATATAACTATGCAAAAGATAGATTAAATAAAGTAATTTGTCCATCAGGAAATTGTGGTGGAAAAACATACTTATACTAATTATAGAGATTTAAATAAACCAAAAATAAATTAATATGAATTGTGCAAATTGCAATAAGACGTTTACTTGTGGTTGTCAAAAAGCATTTGATGATCAAGGAACAGCCATATGTAAAACATGTGTAAATGAATGGTCTAATAAAAGATTAAGTGGTGAGGCACCTTCACAGGTATTGCCAACAAGAGATTTAAACTTAGAATTAGCTGCTCAACAAATAAGAGATTTTAGAAATAAATAAAACTATGGAGCAATTACTTATTAAAAGAATTAAGACTGAACAAAATTTTGCAGTACAAGCATATACAAATTTTAAAGAAATTAAATTTGGTATAGAACCATGTTGCTATGTTGATTTTGAGACAGCTGCTTTAAATAAGTATTTGTGTGATTGGCAAAACAGTGCCTCTAACAAAACAATTATTGATAGTGGTCAAGTAGGTATCTTTATTGAACCATTAGCAATAGTTAATTCAGAAGCAAGTATGTCTTGTCCAGTTGTACCTACTAATGTTTGTACAATAATAGATCTTGAAAACATACTTTGTGATACAGGAACTTATATACATACACAAGATGTGCCATTAGCTGTTTGGGTTATAACACATAATTTAGGAAGTTTTCCTTCAGTAACAGTGGTTGATAATTTAAATCAAGTTGTTGTTGGTGATATAACTTACAATAGTTCAAATACATTAACAATAACATTTACTACTGCTTTTGTAGGGTATGCATATTTAAATTAAAAACAATTAAAATAAACATAACTAAAAACAAAAATTAAAAATCATGGCAATTAAATATTTAAATAGTATTAACCTGAATCAGAATGAATTGCAATTTGCAGTTATTCAGAATTTAGGTACTGTTCCTTCTACCGCAACAGAGGGGCAAATTTATTATGACACGGTAACAGATAAGTTACAGTTAAGAACTGGTGCAGGTTGGGTTCCAATCAATTCTGGTACAGATTTTAACACAACTTACACCTTGGCTACAGCTCCAACAGGAACTGCAATTAGATTAACAGGTAGTGATTCTACTACTAATGATGTTACTTTAACTGGTGCAGGTACCGTTGTTGTTACAAGAACAAGTGCTAATACATTAACCATTACAGGAACTGATTCTGCTGCAGGTACAGTAACTTCAGTATCAGCAGGAACTGGTATTACTATTACTGGTACAGCAACAATTAATCCTACTGTAAGTATTCTTTATGTTGGGACATCTAATGCTATTTTAGCTGCTACTGCAGCTACTCCAGTTGGTGCTGACACATTATGGTTTAGTGATGCTACAGATAGCACAATCAAGAAAGCTTTAATTTCATCATTCCCTGGATTTGGTGCTGATGGTATAGTTACATCTGTTGCTACTGCAAATAGTACATTTATTTCAGGATCTGGTGGACCTATTACAAGTACAGGTTCTTTAACTTATTCATTAAGTGCAACAGGTACACCAAGTGCATCTACTTATTTAAGAGGTGATAATACTTGGGCTACTCTTGCAGCTGGGTATGCTGGATGGACATTAGCAGGAACTTTAGGAACTAACCAAGCAATTGCTTCTAATGAAGTTGTTACATTTAGAGCTGGTTCAGGTATTAGTACAAAAGCTGCTGTTGATGGTGCTAATGCTGAATTAACTATTATTAATACAGGAGTTCTTGCACTTACAGCTGGTACTAATGTTAGTATTACAGGTACAAATACAAACTTAACTATTAACTCAACAGATCAATTCCAAGGTACAGTAACTTCTATTACATTAGCTGCTGGAACAGGAACTGGTACTGCAATTACATCAAGTGGTACATTTACATTTACTGGTGGTACAGGTATTACAACTTCTGTATCAGGAACTACTGTAACTATTAATGCTACAAATAATGGTACTGTAACAAGTGTTGCTACAGGTGCTGGTTTAACTGGAGGTACTATTACTTCTACAGGTACGCTTGCTGTTCAATATACTGGTGTAAATAACGTTGTAAACTCAGCAACAGCTGTAACTGCATTAGGTGCTGATTCAGTTTTAATACATGATGCTTCAACAGGTAATGCAGCTAAAGCATTAATTTCAGGTATTTCATTGAGTCAATTAGCTGTACCAACTGCAGATTTAAGTATTGGTACATTTAAATTAACTAATGTTGTTAATCCAACATTAGCTCAAGATGCTGCAACTAAAGCTTATGTAGATAGTACATTTGCTGGTTCAGGTGCTTTAATTTACCAAGGAGGATATGATGCTACAACTAATACACCAGATTTAGATGTCCCACCTACTGGTACTATTAATAAAGGATTTACATATACTGTTACAGTTGAAGGTTTATTTTTTACAGAACAAGTTAGAGTAGGTGATTTACTTATTGCAAATATTAATTCACCAACAACTCTTGCTGATTGGACTACTGTTCAGAATAACATTGATCTTGCATCTACAACTACAGTAGGTATTGCATCATTTAGTTCTGATAATTTTGCAGTAAGTGCTGCAGGTAAAGTAACTGTTAAGAATGGTGGTATTATATTAGGTACTGAAACTACAGGATCTTATAACCCTACTGTTGGTACAAATACAGGTATTAATATTGGAAATAATGGTGCAGCGGGTGTTGCAGTAATTAATACTGTTTCATTAACTAATGGTGTTATTACAGCATTTACTTCTGAAAATATCCAATCATCAAGTACAGTTAATCCAGGTGTAATTTTAATTGCAACAGATGCTGAAGCAACTGCAGGTACTGTAACTACTAAAGCTATTACACCAGCACAATTAAAAGCTCAATTATTAGCTAGAGATTATGTAAAAACTGTTACTTTAATATCAACACCTGTAGTTCACAATTTAGGTACACGTGATGTTATAGTACAATTATATGATACTATAACTTTTGATACTGTTTATGCAGATGTAGTTAGAACAGATGTAAATACTGTAACTGTTACATTTGGAGCAGTTCCTACAAACCCTATTAGAGTATTGATTACAAAAATAGGATAAACAATAAGTTTATATGAAAGGGGGATTTCATAAAGTCATGGTTTCCCCTTTTTTATAAATTAAAAATTGTACTTTTGGTACCAATACAAAATAAAATTATAGATGGCAATAAGATTTTTAACTAGTCAAAAGATACAAGCGGGTACATTAACTGTATCAACTATAGCTAATTTAGCCACAGCATCTAACACATTTTTAGTTTCAGATGGTGGTTTAGTTAAATATAGAACTGGAGCACAAGTGCTATCGGACATAGGAGGACAGGCTGCGCTTACAAATCCTATAACAGGAACAGGTACACTTAATTTTGTTTCTAAATTTACATCCACAGGTTCTACATTAGGAGATAGTCAGATATTTGATAACGGAACTAACGTAGGTATAGGGACGACTAGTCCTGGGCAAAAATTAGAAGTAATTGGTAGAACAAAGATTACACAAAGTGGAGATGCTCTGCTTATTAATTCTTCAAATGAAACTGGATCTTATGTTACTTGGCAAAAGAATGGTAGTAATATTGGGTACATAGGGTCAGGTCATCATTTATGGGTTTCTCCAAATAATATTGCAACTAGCTTAGGAATAAGAGCTCAAACAAGGCTGGACTTAGGTATACAAGCAAGTATTCATATGACAATTCTCAACACAGGCAACGTAGGAATAGGAACAACAAGTCCAGGATATAAACTAGATGTAAACGGAATAGGGTATTCTTCAGATTCATTCAGAGCTCCTATATTTTATGATTCTGACAACACTGGTTATTACGTAAATCCGGCTTACCTATCTAATTTCAACACTGTTTTAGGTACGTCAATACAAGTACTGTCTAATAACCCTGTGTTAATATTACAAGACCCGAATGGGTCAGGGGCATCCCAAACAGGGTATATATCTTATGTAAATCTTAGTGGGGTAGAAACAGGCTGGGTAGGATTCGGATTAAATAGCAATACTGATTTTACTGTTAGAAATACGTTAGGAAGAGTTTTATTAAGCGGGACATATTCAGAAGCAGTAGGTGATTTTAGAGCCCCCATATTTTATGATTCAAACAGTACTGGCTTTTATGTAGATCCAGCTAGTACAAGTGTTCTAAATAGACTTAGTATAAGTCTTAATGACGCAACTTATCAAAGTGGCATAGCTGTAACAAATACTAATACAGGAGCTCAAGCAATAGCAGGGCTTAGTATGACTTCAGGTGCATATGGTGGCAGTATTAATATGTTTTCATCTGGTTATCTGGATATACTTAACCAGAATACTACAAATGGTGCTATACAATTTAGACCTAGAGCAACAGTATCTATGAATATAGACAATGTGTCTTCTACATCTAGAGTTACAATTGGCTCAAGTAATACAGCATCTCATCCACTAAGAGTAACACAGCAAGTCAGCAATGTCTCAATTTACGCAGACTATGACATTGTAGCATACTCAGATCAATCAGTAAAAGAAAATATAAGACCAATTGAAAATGTATTAGACAGAGTTAATAAATCAAGAGGTGTACTATATGATAGAATTGACAGTGGAGAAAAAAATAATATAGGATTTATAGCACAAGAATTAGAAGTAGAGTTTCCAGAGTTAGTAGTTACAAATGAAGATAACACTAAAGCTGTAAAATACCAAAACGCAGTAGCTGTATTATTCGAAGCAGTAAAAGAACAACAAAAACAAATTGAAGAATTAAAAGAATTAGTAAACAAATTAATAACCAAATAACAAACAAAATGGAATACACTTGGAAAATTACAAACATTAAAACAGCAGATACTGCAGATGTAGCAGATGCTATTGTTCAAACGTATTGGACTAAAACAGGAACAGATGAAAATGGAAATGAAGGTACGTTTACCGGAGCCACACCTTTTGCATTAGCCACTGTAAACCCTGATACATTTGTTCCTTTATCAAGTTTAACAGAGGAAACAGTATTATCATGGATTCAAGGTGTTGTTGTTAATGACTATGAAGAACATGTTAATGGTCAAATTCAAAAACAAATTGATCTTAAAATTGTAAAAGAAGTTAAAATGCCTTGGGCACCTGAAGAAATTGTTGAACCTATAGTATAATAATATGCCTTTACAAACCACTGGTCAAATAAGATTTAATGATATAGCTGGAGAATTAGGTGTGTCCCCACCTTTTTCATTAAACAGCATGTCTGAGCAGGCGGGTTTTTCAACACCAGATGCTGTTAGTGAATTTTATGGTTATAGTGCTGGTACTGTTTTAACTGAATTTACGGTAACACCTTCTTCAAGTAAATTTTTTGAAAACTTATGCAATCTACAAACTGCTGATCTTCTTTATCATAATGGAGTTGGCGGTATTCCTGCTATAGGTGATACCGTTTATAAGGATCCTGCTGGGACTATATTAGCAGGTTGGAAATATTATAAAGGTTTTAATGCTTTTGAAGGACCAGCATTTGCTGCTGGAAGAGTATTTAATGGTGTAATAACTCATATTCAGTATTGTTACAAAGCAAAATTTAAGTATAAGTAAAATAATTACCAAAACTTTTTAGAAATCATAAATATGAAAAAATTAATTAATAAACCAATAGCAAAAAAAGAAACTGTTAAAAAAGTTGCAATTAAAAAACCTGTTAAAACAAAACCTATTGTTGAAAAAGTTAAAACAGTTAAAATTGTTAAACCTGTTTTTGTAGAAAAGCCAATTATTAAAATTAAATATAATTGGGATATTGAAAACATTGAGGTTAATAATCTTACTAATGTTATCAGTCAAATAACCTATGAATTTATTGGTACACTAGCTGATCAAAAATATTCACTAGCTGGCACAATTGTAATATCCATAGATCAAGGTTCTCTTAATAAAGTAGAAACAAGTGATTACAGAAGTCTATCAAAACAAGAGATTTTAGATTACATTATAAGTAAAGTTTCAGATAAACACTTGGAGTCAATGAAAGTTTTAATTGTTCAAAATCTAAGTGGAAGTAAAATAATTGATAAAACTTTCTGGAAATAATAAATAAGTTATATATTTGTGAAACAATTTTAAAATCAAATTAAAATCAAATTAAAATGGCAAAAACAAAATTACCAAAAGAAGAAGCTGTTGAAGTAAAGAAACTTACAGCAGAAGAATTACAGGGTTTAGTTGAAACTCAACAAAAACTTAATAATATTACTTTAAATTTAGGTAATGCAGAACTAGCTAAATCAGCTATGTTAACTGAATATGCTAAAGTTAAAGAAGAATGGGATATAGTAGCAAAAACATTAGAAGACAAGTATGGTCAAGTTAATGTTAACTTAGCTGATGGTACAATTCAACCAATTGACCCTTCTGGAAATCCATTAGGATAATTCCCTTATACATAAATATTTTATAAAAAATTTTATAACTGAACTTTCTTGTTTGGTTATAAAATTTTTTGTATATTATAATTGTATAGATTATAGTAAACTATTAGATTATAGTAAAAAAAATATTTATGATACCAACAAATTCAAGCAATACAACAAACGGCTGTGATAGCATTTCATCCAACTGTGTCATTTGGCAAGGTCCAGATATCAATTGTATAAATCTTTGTAATGGAGATACAATTAGTGATGTAACAGCTAAGTTAGCTGAATTAGTATGTAACTTAATTACAGATGGTGTTCAAGCTAATCCAAACTTAACTGGTTTAGATTTATCATGTCTTAATATACCAGGCACAGAACCTACTACATTAGTTCCGGTTTTACAGGAAATGATTAATGCAATATGTGCAGATAATACTAAGCTAGCAGAACCAAGTAGTGAATATATTCAAGCTAATCTTCCTATAATGACATTACCTGCATGTTTGCAGTATAATGATGCATCAGGAAATCCAGTAACACAATTACGTTTAGATTTATTTACTACTTTAATAGCAAATAAAGTTTGTGATATACTTACTGCAATAGTAACTATCAATACAACTCTGAGTAATTATAATACTAGAATATCAGTATTAGAAGCATGTGTATTACCATGCACTGGAAAAGTAGCAGAAAATCAAGTAGTTCCTACATGTATAATTAATGTTGGTCAATTAACAGATGTATCTGTTTTATTGCTTGCTTTAGAAGTAAGATTTTGTGCATTAGAAACAGCAGTAGGTTTACCAGCTGCAATTAATGCTGCTATTGGTCAAGCAACTATTTTAGGTACAACAACTACATTGGCTGATCCTTCAGTATCATATGGTTCTATAACAGGGTGGAATAATAATCCTTCTACATTAGCTCAAAGTGTTCAGAACATATGGGTTGTTTTAGGTGATTTATATAATTCTGTTTCAAGTATTCAAACTAACTGTTGTCCTACAGGTTGTGCTAGTGTAATTTTTGGTTATAATACAACTACAGTAATAAATAGTGAAGGTGTTATATCAGGACTTAATTTTAACTTTCAAAATACAACAGGAACAGGATCAGTTATTCCAGCAACATTTAATGATTGTGCTGGCAGTACAATTATTACTATTAGAGATAGTAATAATGTTGCAGTTACAAGTACAGTTAGTGTTTCTTCTTTACAAAATTCTGCTAGCGGTGTTACTATATCTTTACCAGGTTTAAATACTTATGGTGCATTAACTACTAGTGTAGCATTTTGTGTTACAGATGGTAGAGATACATGTAGTGACACAGTGGTTAAATCTGTTGCGGGAGTTATACCTTGTCCAATACCATCTATGAGCGCAATTACAACAACAGAGGCTACAGTTACATTTATAAATACATTAGGATTAACACCTGTGTATATTATAGATATACGTAATAATACAACAAATGCTCTAGTAGCAACGTACACACAAAATTCTCCAGGTATTGATGTAACTCATACTTTTACAGGATTATTGGCTGGTACTGAATATAAAACTATAGTGACTGTTCAAGTAGGTGGTCAAACACAAGTTTGTACAACCAACGTAGTAACATTTACAACACAAAGTGCAGCTGCTGCATGTAGTAATGGATTAGATGTTGCATTTATAGTAGACTATACTGGTAGTATGGGTACAACTATTGATACAATTAAAGCGGGTATACCATCTACTATAAGCACAATA